CACTTGCTTCATTGAGATAGACCACTCCAAATTTGACTCGCACGTGACAACGCAGCATCTGCGGTTGTCGCATGCTGAGTACATGGCGGCCTACCCTCGTTCGAAGGAACTGAAGGGTTTATGCCGCTCCCAGCTTCACAATACCGTATTTACGGGGGGACACTGCCTTAAGGTTGCAGGTCGAAGAATGAGCGGGGATTTGGACACAGGCTATGGCAACTCAACGATTAACCGCAAAGTCTTGTACTATGTGTTTCAGGAGTTGATTGATCTACGCGTTTGTGTACTGTATTTAGATGGCGACGATTCAGTGGTGGCGATCCACCCGGATTACCGGCAACGGGCTGCGGAGCTCCTAGAGCAACGCTTGCCCGCCACTGGGTTCAAGAGCGTATACGCGTTCAAGGACCGCTTGCAGGATGTAGAGTTCTGCCAAGCAAAAGTCATCATCACCAATGGCATGCCATTACTCTGTCGCAACCCATGGCGCGCGCTATCGCGGTTGCAATACAGCACTGGACGACCCGTTAACGAGTGGATGGACTACTGGTCCACCATTGGGATGGGGGAGTCTCACGCCAGTTCCGGAGTTCCCGTGATCTACCCACTTGCCAGGCTTTTAGCCGGTGTCGGGAAGGTTCGAAAGGAGAGACTGGAATACCGTCACAAGGTTAACCTCAGCATTAAGTGCAAGGAGCCAGACGATATGGCGCGGGCCACGTTTGCCTATGCGTTCGATTTCCCAATCGCGCTGCAGCGGTGGCTCGAGTGTTGTATGAGCACAAAGTTTGATCATGTCATTGAAAAATGCAGTGAACCAACTGTTGGCGGGCGGAAGCCAGCCAAAACCTCGGCGCAAGTCGCGAAAGCGTGGATCACGCGGACGCGGTAAGCCCGGCAATTCGATCGGCGGAGCGCCGGTCAACACCGCAGCGCCTATTGCGCCGCAACGAGGCATGCCCTCAATCACCGTCTCTGGCGATGATTATATGGTGCATGTGAGTGACTTTTCCGCCCTTGGGCACGGGGAGCTCGTTACGAACATCCCTGTTGTACCTTCAGCGTTTCCTACGATGAAGCAGTACGGAGAAGCCAACCAGCACTGGAGACCCGGCACGATCACTTGGAGAGTAATTCCCCAAGTGCCAACAACCGTTGCAGGGGGCTACATAGCCGCGTTTATCCCGGACATCAACGACCTAGTCGACGATCCTGGGCAACGCCTCCAGTTGGTCACCTCAACCCGCAACAAGCAGGCCAAGAAGTGGTGGGAATCTTGTACAATCAAGGTGCCTGCCTATGCTTCGTGGTTCTACACGTCGTCGGGGCTTGAGGCTCGGTTCCAAAGTCCGGGTCGCTTCGTGGTAGTGGCAGACGGGCAAGCCGATATGGCTGGCTCGCTCACCATCACGACACAATGGACCTGCTCTTTTGCAACTGCAACCGTTCAGGAAGCAGTTGCGCCGGTCCCACCGACACCTAGTGTCAGTGGGGAGACCCTGCTGTCGTCGCTGGCTGCAAGCGCCACCCACACTCTTGCGGGTGGTACCGAGATCAGGTTTGTTCTCTCGTCGACTGACGGCGAGGACATTATACCTGTCGAGGAGCTGTTAGGAGTTCCCCTTCTCCCTGATCAGAAGGTCATAATCTCTAAGCCCGTCACCGGGTTGAAAGGTGGTGACTCGAACACGTGGCAGGTCTTTACTGCTATCCGTGGCGAAACACTGGCCAAACCAGTGTTCGCGGTCGTGGATGCGAATGGGAATCTCGCCGAGATGGAGGCATCCTTTGAGGACCAACCCATTGAGGAAGGTACCACTTGGATGCTGCAGGGCGCGAAACGCGCTCCGCGCGAGAAGCCGCTGACCTTGATCCAGCAGGCTGAACGCTCCATTCTCACGCCGCATAGGCTGCAGAAGCTTATGGAGGCACTCAGGGTTTGATCGCCCACGAAAGCCAGTTTCTTAGTT